ATCATTTACCGCCCATAATTCAACCATTTTCAAAAGGTCGTCCTTTTCGGTGTAAGAACTAATTTCACCGTAAAAACCTTTAAAAATCTCACGTAAGAATGTTGTTTTGCCTGTTCCCTGCTTGCCGACCAAGTCCAGACAATAGTCAAACTGTATCCCTGCATGATAAACCCTTGCAATCGCTCCACGGAACATTAAATCAAAAACAATTCGGTTATATTGGTTATCTTCGATATTGATATACTTTTGAATAACCGTAAACGGGTCTACTGGTTCGGCGGTTGCTTTGGCTTTCTCTAAAAATATCTTGATAGGGTTATAGCTCTTGTTTAAAGCAATGATTTTCACAACGTTGGCTATGTCATTTTCTTTATACTCCAAGCCCCAGCATTCAGACAAATAAGCCCACAACTGCCTAATGGTATCATCAGACAACAGCCCATGTTTGATAGTGATATAGTCGGATAACTGTTGATTTCTGGTAACCTCTACATTTTTTGTAGCTTCATTATATTTAAACAGCTTATTTAACTTAATATCCTCCCCACGGAACAATAATAAGAGGTTGTTTCGGTTTTTGATGATTTTCCCGTTCTCATCTCGTTTTAGTCGTCTACTGTTTAGGGTGGTAACATTGCTTTTGTTATCTGGGACTTTTTCATTAAGCTGATTCATAAAGTCGCTCATTCAGTTCCTCCTTGAAAATCGTATTAATGGTATTTAGAAAACAAGTATTAAGGTTATTGCTCTTGGTTAAGCTGGCATATAGCTGTGTGATTTGCTCGTATGAATAGCCATTTAGATAAAATAACTTAACAAAGGCTATCATATCTTCTTTGCTAGATAGACCGTAAGCTATCCAATGGTACACAACGCCATTAATAGCTAGTGGGCTTCCTGCTCTCTGCCTATTTAGGTATTCATGTTCTAACTCGTCTAACACGTCCACTAGCTTGTCTTGGACGCTTGCTATCTGATAATCTCTAGCAACCTGCCAACCGTCCGCTAAATAGCTTTCTAGGTCGTCTGTGTCGGTTACAGTTACCGTGATACCTTTATAGCTAAATGGCACTAAATAAAAGTCTGGGGGTTGGTAGTAGATCATCATGACATGATTGTCTTTGGCTATGGTTCGTGTTGGATTGTCCTTTAGAAAACTAAATAAAGGTAAAACTTGTTTATTAATTTGTAAGTTAATCAACTGGTACATACTAATACCCTCTTCTTCGTTTCTTTTTCAATTTTTTAATTCTCTTTCGCTCTTTTTGTTGTTCCAATGTAGGGCGACGGTCTTTATAATGCTTCTCATTGTGATAGTGTCCGCCACCTTGTGCAGGGTGTGTATTATATCTTCCCATTATCCAACTCCTCTAAAATTTCAATAAGCCGTGATATTTTTTGTTCAGTTACTCGTAAAACTGCTTGACTAGTGTTCAAATTATCATCAACCAAAGCCACAGTTATTAACTGCTGTAGGTCATTTAATTCTGATATAATGTCATCAATCATTTTTCTACTCCTAAAAATAGTAAAACGTCATCAATTTTGTAGAATACAGTGCGCGTGCCTTCGATTGGTGGCATGTATCGTTTTAAACCTGCCTGCTCCCAACGCTTCACCGTACCATACTTGATATTTAATTCTGTTTGTAACTCGTCTTGTGTGATTAGTCCTAATAGTCGTGGCTTTGGTTTAAAATACGACTGTAGAAAGTCTTGTATTAGCTTTAATATGCCACGTTTGAGACTGTTCTCGCTCTCTCTGCTCAAACTAAACATGCTTACACTCCCTCTAACAGTTTCTTGACAAGCTCCCTAGACTTTTCAGGGTTTGAATTGGCTAGCGCTGTTACTCGGTTCTGTTCCTCGCTAATTTGATTGATAAGAGAAGTTAATCCCTCTAATAACTCTGGTTGTGTTGTTGCAATAAATACACCGTTAACGTCTCTATTTCGTAATCCCGTGATAGGTATGTTGTATTTAATCGCTAAACGTCTAAGAATATCACGCGCCACCCTTTCGGTGATTGGTAGTCCTTTGATAATCTCTTTAGTTGTCTTGGCATTTTCTTTACCAAGCCCCAACCGTCTTAGTAGCTCTTTTTCATTCTTTGATAGTGTCATGGCAATATTTCTCCTTTATCTAGCTTAGCAATCTGATTTTTAACCCATGCTGCTCTATCTTCTTGCTGTTCCAAGTGCTTGAATTCTTCCAATTCGGCAAACGTTACACGTTCATTGATAAGGTCAGCTATTTTATTTAATTCTTTATCCGTCATGGTCTGTCTCCTTAATTATAATATCGTCCCTGTGATTGAATATAAGCCCCATACCGTTCTTTTACATGGTTGTCAGGTATTTCTTCCTTAACTTCTTTTGGAGCTTCTACAGGCTTGATTTTGGCTATTTCAATGCCAATTAGGATAAGAATAGCCATAATAAGCAACTGCGCCCAGATAGGTAAGTTGATTTCTTGGTATATCATGCTTTAACCTCTTCTTTCTTGCTTCTTGCTGGTAAACCGTTAACTGCTCTGTAAACAATATCAGTTGTAATCTCATAACCTAGAGTGTTCCAAGCCTGCTCAAAGGTTTCTGCGCAATCTGTATAGATGTTGTGGTACGTAACCATTACATTAGCAACAATCACCCAAGCCGTTGATTGGTCGTACATTGCTTTAAAAAATTCCTCTGCTCTTTTTTTGGTTTCATCTCGTTTTTTAAAGACCGCTTTCTGTTCGTCGGTGTAATGGTCTAAACTAAATGGATTTGCTTTGTTTTCTACGCCTTTAAATTTCATAATTATTTTTCCTTGTCGCCTTTTAATGTTTTTTTCTTGTATATACTTCCTTGTTGTTAGTTTTAAGAGTTCTCGCTCTCTGTCTGGGCAAAATGTTTAAAATCTGCTATAATAGACACATAAAACCTTTTTAATAATGGCTTGCCTGCCTATTTATTTAAAATGGTTATTGTGTTTCATTTTCTGGGACTTGGGTTGTGGTTAATCAAGTTCCTTTTTTGTGGGGTCATTTCTAATGACCTCATTTTTTTATTGTCATTTGAGATGACAAAATTCCTACTCACGCGCTTAATCTTTCGGCGGTACTAATGTCACCATTGGATTATGTAAAGCAATTAGGACATTGTTAATCTGGTGTAAGCCCTCATGTAATTCTTCTAACGTGGTAGCGCTGTTATATAGGTCTATCATCTTACTTTTAAGATAACCGAGGTCATCAGTTGGCTGTTGGGATTGGTGTAATAGTTTGCCTTGCATGTAATAGCCATTTAAACGGATTTCCTTTAGGACTTGTTTTACCCATTTTTTAAATTCCTGGGCTTTTGGTTTGCGTGATTGGAAAAGTACCTCATATAAGCCTTGTTCGGTTAGGAACCAAGCTTTTTGAATTCCGCCAAGGGTCGGAACATTCTTCCGCTCCTTTTCGTCATCATCTACAGATTGCATAAATTTGTTCAGGCTTGCTTTACTATAGTCAATCATTTCAGCAATATCACGAGCTAAAAAGCGTGGCTCTTGTTCGCTACCATAGATATTTAGCTGATGACCGTTAAAGTAGCTTGTCGATACGATTTTCATTGTGGTTTGTGTTGTCATTGTGTTTCTTCCTTTCTTTGCGCGTGGGTTAGTAAATTTACTTTTGCATACTTCCAGTTAAAAAAATATATCTTCAATAGTTATATTAGGAAAAATTGGTAAAAGTAGTTGTTTAAAAGTCATTTTTTCTTTATCAGAAAATGAATTTTTTCCAATTTCTTTGTTATGGTACGTTTGTTTTGTTATTCCTAACTTTTCACCCATTTGTTCCTGTGTTAAACCTAACATGTTCCTGTAACCTTTTACTTTATTAGGATTTATCATTTTTACACCTCCTTTACTTTTGAATACTTTTACAGTATAAAACAACTATTTTATTATGTCAATACTTATCTTTACTTTTTTACAAAAATAGTTTATTATGTAATGTAGAAAAGAGGTGTAATATATGAATGATAATATATTAATAGGTGCTAAGATTAAACAGTTACGCCTATCACTTGGCGAATCAATGGAACAATTCGGTAAAAGATTCCATACCTCAAAAGGGACTGTTAACAATTGGGAGAAAGGTAGAAATTTACCAAATAAAGAAAATCTAAAAATAATCGCTGATTTAATGCACAAATCAGTTATTGAGTTGTTTTGTGGAAAATTAGAAGATAGAATTTTTGATGAATTAAAAAATGCTAATAATTTCTATGACCTTGATAATATTGACTTATTAGAATTGGCAAAACAGATTTCTAAATCAATTGTAGAAGATTATGGCTTGTATACAGATTTTACTGACCCCTCTGTTGAGATTGCTACTTACATATCTAAATACCTTAATAAATTACTGCCTGAGAATACCAAAATATTTCCACTTACTGAAAATTTATCCTATAGAATAAATGATATCCCACAATACGAGCGTAAAAATACTGATTTAACAGCTTTTCTACATATTGAGTTGCTTTATACAGAAGTTAATAATATAGATTTAGTCCTTGACAAAATACAAATAAAATATTCAACTTTATTACAAATCAACTACCATTTTCAAAATAATAAAATTATAGACATAGATTGTGAGGGATTTGAGTTTTTAAACCAAGAAAAATATAAAACTTTTTTTCCTGATACTTTAATAAAACAATTAGAAAAAGAAGTATCTACAAAAGTTTTTGATTTTGTAAAAGCAGATATACAACTAATGAATGATAGGATAGACCAACAAACCGACTAACCCACGCGC